GGACTGGCGCCCACTCTTGTCTATGACAACGCGCAAGGGCAGCTGGTTATCGGCGATATTGGGGTTACGCAGGCTACGACGGCACTGGTGCTGGGTGAAAACATTTTGTCATGCGATACCGAGCAATCTATCCGCGAGCGGTTCAGCGTGTACTCGGTTTCTGGTCAGCGAAAATCTGATGATGATGATTTCGGGGAGGCGACAACATCCGCCATCCGGGCAGAGACGGTCGACAACGGTATCGCGCGGTACCGCCCACTCATCATCAAGCAAACAGGTAATGCGACGACCGGGTCATGCGGTGACCGCAGCGACTTTGAAATGGAGCGGCGCGCCGCGAGAACGGACGAAACCACTTACACCGTTCAGGGATGGCGACAGGGCAATGGCGCGCTGTGGCAACCCAATATGACGGTCGTCGTCTGGGATCCTGAACTGGGGTTCGACAACCGGGAAATGGTGATCGCCGAGGTCAATTATCAGCAGGATGAGAACGGGACGATCACGGAGTTACGTGTCGGCCCGTCGGAAGCCTACCTGCACAAGCCAGCGAAAAAAGCCAAACGGAAGAAGAAAAAAGAGGAGGACTTCTGATGGCAAACCCTTTGGCATCACTCAGTCGAATGGTATCGAACATGATTTCACGGGCCGTTGTCCGCGGGCGCACGTCCTCGACGAAATGCCAGCAACTACAAATCGAGATGGCGGGCGGAGAGGGAAAATCCGACATCGAGCATCTGGAGCCCTACGGATTTACTTCCGCCCCGCAAGCCGGTGCTGAGGCGCTGGCGGTATACCTCGATGGCGACCGTAGTCACGGCGTTGTGCTGGTGGCTTCTGACCGGCGCTACCGGGTCAAAAACCTACAAGCGGGTGAGGTCGCCATTTACACCGACGAGGGCGACAACATCGTGCTCAAACGCGGAAAATTGATTGAGGTCAGCACGGACACGCTGATCGTCAATGCGACAAAGAAAATGACGGTGAACACCCCTCTGTTCGAGGTGCCTTCCGGTGAGGTGACGGACAAAACGTCAACCATGCAGAAGATGAGAGACACCTTTAATACCCACAATCATCCGGGTGATAGCGGCGGTATGACTGGCTCACCGACCACGCCAATGGGGTAACGCATGATATTAACGATGAATGGGGTATCACGTACCGTGTCGTTCCCGACCGATCCCCTGACGCGAGCTGTCATCATCTCTATCGCAACCTGGCGCCGCGCCGGGTCTGATGACGACGTTGACCAGGTTATGGGCTGGTGGGGGGACAGTTATCCCACCGTACAAAATGATCGTATCGGCTCCCGCCTTTACCAGCTTCGACGCGAGAAAATCACCAATAAAACGCCGGGCCGGGTCCGGGATATGTTGCGCGAATCACTGCAATGGATGGTTGATGATGGCGTTGCCGCCCGCGTGGATGTGAAAGCCGAACGTACCGGCATCAGTACGATACAGGCCTCGATCACCATCAGTAAATCGGACGGCACGACAGTGTCGATTGCTTTTAACGACCTATGGAGTGAATTAGATGGCTGATAGCGGATATTCCCGCCAGACGCTCCCCCAGTTAATTACCACCATCCGAAACGATGTTCTTACCCGACTATCTTCCGATTCCACGCTGGCGCAGCTGCGACGCAGTGACGCGGAAGTGTATTCCCGCGTCCAGGCGGCGGCCGTGCATACGGTCTACGGGTACATCGACTATCTGGCGCGCAATCTGTTGCCGGATCTGGCGGATGAAGACTGGCTGACGCGGCACGGCAATATGAAACGGGTGACGCGAAAAGCTGCCGCCGCAGCATCGGGTTACGTTCGCTGGGATGGTGCAACTGACGGCCTCAGCATTGGTGAAGGGGTAGTCATTCAACGTGACGATCTGGTGTCGTTTACGACGACGTCTGCGGCCACAGCTTCCGGCGGAGTTTTACGGATCCCCGTAACCTGTGATACGGCGGGAGAAACCGGGAACACGGACGACGGTATCACCATGAGGTTGGTTAATCCGATCCCCGGTTTGTCGTCTGCCGGACAGGCCGACAGCATTCAGGCGGGTAGCGATATCGAGAGTCTGGGAGATTTCAGAGCCCGGATCATTGAACGCTGGTACTGGACGCCGCAGGGCGGCGCGGATAGCGATTATATCGTTTGGGCTAAAGAAGTGGCGGGGGTGACCCGTGCGTGGACGTACCGGCATTGGATGGGGACAGGAACGGTCGGTGTGATGATTGCCAACAGCGATATGCTCGATCCGGTGCCGGATGCTGCAACGGTCGCCGCTGTGCAATCCTACATTGAGCCGCTGGCACCCGTGGCGGGATCTAAGCTGTATGTGTTTGCCCCTATCCCTAAATCCATCGACGTGCATGTTCGTATCACGCCTGACACAGAAGAAACCCGGCAGGCGGTGATTGCTGAGCTGCGCAGCATGCTGTTTCGCGATGGCACCCCCAGCGGGGTAATAAAACCGTCCCGCATCAGTGAGGCGATCAGCATAGCGACCGGAGAGTACAGTCATGTGCTGGTTAGCCCCTCCGCCGATATCACGCTGGGAGCCAGTGAGTTGGCCGTGCTGGGGGACGTGTCATGGACCTGACGAATCAATATCAGTATTTGCTGGGCGTGTTGCTGCCTCGTGGGCCAGCCTGGGATGGCGACGAGCCCCTGCTAATGGGGCTTGCTCCGTCGCTGGCGGCGGCACATCAGCGCGCTGACGATCTGATGTTGGAAATAGACCCGCGCACCACCTCAGAGTTGATTGGCCGCTACGAGAATATTTGCGGTCTCCCTGATAGTTGTGCTCCTGCTGGTGTTCAAACGCTGACGCAGCGCCGCCAACGGCTGGACGCAAAAATCAATGTACAGGGTGGGATAAATGAAGATTTCTACCTGCGGCAGCTGGAGGCGCTGGGTTACCTGGACGCGACGATCACCCGGTTCGATACCAGCCCATTCCGTTGTACATCCCCTTGCACCGAATCCCTTTATTCAGAAGAGTGGCGCTACTACTGGATCGTCAACATGCCGAGCGCTACGAAAATAGACAACATGACGTGCATCAGCGCGTGCACGGACAGCTTAAGAACATGGGGCGAAACGACCGCGGAATGCGTGATCGAAAAACTCTGCCCCTCAAATACCTACGTTATTTTCAAATACCCGGAGTGATTTATGCATCGAATTGACACAGGAACCGCGCAGGTCGACAAATTTGGCGCGGGTAAAAACGGATTCACCCGTGGCAATCCACAAACCGGCACACTGGCGACAGAGCTGGATGACGATTATTTTGACGCGCTGCAGGAGGAGATTTGCGGCCCTATTGAAGCTGCTGGGTTATCTCTGGAAAAGGGCAACCGCGGGCAATTGCTTGCGGCGTTGCGGTCCTTGTTTTTGTCCCGGTCAAACCCTGGTTCGGATATTAGTAACGATGGCGCTAATGACACGTTTTTCAAAAACCTCGGGTTGGGAGAGGCTGCAAAGCGTGGGGTCGGCACCGGCCAAAATCAGATCCCTGACATGTCTTTTTTTACTGGATCGAATGAAACTGATGGCTATGTTCCTTTCCCCGGAGGATTGATCATGCAGTGGGGAAGTGTTCGCGGTGGGGGAAACTCGGTGGTGACGGCTAATTTTAAAGTCCCATTTCCAAGCGGTGTGTTTGTAGTGGTGGGCTGCATTTATGATGACGACAACACATCAAATACGACGCTTCGGCGTAAAACATCTTCAGAACCCCGCGTTAACGCTCAATTTTATTTAAATGATGGCATATCGGCTACCAGTATTAACTGGGTTGCAATTGGAATGTGAGGATATATGTATAAATTTTCTAATGGTCTTTTTTACCCTTTTAGCTTGCAGAGTGCTTATGAGTCTGCCGGAACCTGGCCGGAAATCGGCGTCGAAGTCACTGATGACGTTTTCAAATCCTTTTCGACCGCTCCGGAAGGAAAAGTTGTGGGCGTTGATGGAGACGGCTATCCGTGCTGGGTTGATGTTCCACCATTAAGCCATGTCGAGTTAATTGCTATCGCAGAATCAAAGCGGGTCCAGTTACTGAATTACGCCGATGAGGTTGTTAAAGACTGGCGTGTTGAGTTGGCTTTGGATGAAATCAGCGATGAAGATAAGGCAAAACTCTCGGCATGGATGGCATACAAAAAATCAGTCAAAGCGGTCGATGTATCCACGGCTCCGGAAATCTCTTGGCCCGTAGTACCATCTTGATGGAATTTCTTCTTTACTGAAATTTCATACCAATTGCTTCGAGTCATCAATCCAATCAGCCCACCACTGCATCATCTCCCTACGTTTATCAAATTATACTGTAGTAGTCGAAGTGTAAGCTGTGCTGGCGGGCGAAAGCGAATGGCGGAAGGGCAGGCACAAAAAACCCGGCGGGGCCGGGCTTATAATCTCAACGGGGCGTTATGACTCTGATGTCGGCCAGCATCCTGTCCCAAAAGGTGAACTCTATACCTAAATTTTCATAGGTTATGCTGTGCTCATGCGCCCCTGGTACAGACCCAAACTCAGAAATAACGCTTTCACCTTCTCTTGTAGGGGGGCCGTATGCTTTATGAACATCTTCTATCGAGCTATTTATACCAATTCCTTTCTCAGTTATGCCATTAAAAGCATTGTAATTAGGCAATCTGAAGTACAAGAAGATCGCTTTTATTCTATTGTCTGCACCATGTGAGGCATCTATTCCTTTAGAAGGGAGGTGTAAATATCCATTTTTCACCACAAAATCCTTGGAGAAATTTGATTCAGCCTGCTGAACCGTGTCATTCAACGACAGGTTTTTTATACCCACACCGGGGGTTATCACAAAACCTTGATATGAACTTAGTGGTTTGTTTTGGGAGTCACAGCCGAGCAGACTCAATGAAAAGAGCACTAGCAGCGCCGTTCTTAGCATATTAATTTTTCCTTTCTGATATTTTATTAACTAGTTTTAATGCAAAAAACAATTGGCATTATGAGGCTAGTGAGTATTTTTAACGACCGATTCAATACTCTGTAAGCTTGCATTTTACATAGGCTGCGAGCGAAAAAAAATCCCGCCGTAGCGGGATTGGTAAGCGTAGAATTACTCAGGCTGCTTTTTTAGCAGAACAGTTGCAAAGTGGAATAGGAAAAGGTTTTCCTTTTTTTGCGTGACGAACCACACCATTAACACTAATGGTATAACGGAAAATGATTTCGCACGTATTTCCACATTTGCCACAGGTACCCATAGTCATTTCTATTGTTCCCTGCATACCTGTAAATCCACACAGGTTGCGCTTTGTTGGGAGAACCGCTATGCTTACTTCGTCAAAACAAATGTGTTGCGGTTGGATTGTCTCCGTAATACCGGAAGCTGCGTCAACAGATTCCGCCCTAAGCCCTGTTCTAACAGGGCTTTATTTGGTATAAAAGTCAAAGGAAAGTTGAGTTATTGGATATCCCATTTTTTCCAATATTACTTCTGAAAAAGTATCCGCCTGCCACTCTGCGTCTTCTATCTGGCTTGGCTGAGTTGAGGAGAAGTGAAGCAGAGCTTTGTGCCCTAACAATAAATGACCTAGTTCGTGCATCATTATCGATAGCGCCTCTTTTTCCCCAAGGCTCGCCAT